CTTTTGCAGATCAAATTTCTTTGGTAAAGGAGGGACGCGTCAATGGCACGTCTAACCAAATTCGAGCCCAGCCAGCTCGACGGGCGACGCAGCAACGGTAGCTCATACCCGGAGTTCGAGCGTGCTTATTTTAAGCGCGTTTACGGGTCTGACCATTTACGTCAGCTGCATGATGGTCACCAAAAGAAGGCTATGTTGCGTTATGTTTGGCCGTGGAGACGGGCGGAGCTGAATCGGCTTCAGCAGCAGTTATCACACCTGATTTGTGATAACGATCCTGGAATGACGCAACCAGGGCGATCCGCGTACTCACTTCAGCAGCTTAGAGAAAACCTTTCTCTCTACTGCAGAAGTCAATGCCGGAGTTTAAGGTGGAACGAACATTACCAGCGTGCTGTTCAATCAGTAGCTGATGATCTTCGTGGTCTACTTAAACAAGGTAGGTGGCTTCAACCGATTTCAACTGAGGCGGTAGCTGAATCGGGATCCTTCCAACGTAACCTCGACAAGAACGCGGGATTCATGGCGTTTGAGACCGGCAGGCGGTCGAAGGGAGAGAACGTTGAGCAAGCGATCGAATGGTGTAACTCGAATCGAGAAACCATAGCTCATTCGGGTCACTACGGACTGCCACTTGTCATAAGTCATCGTTCGAGTAACTCTAAGCCAATCGACGAGACTCATTGGAAGTGGAAATGCCGCATTATCCTCATGCAGGATGTCCGTGCCCTGTTGATGGACGGACGTTTTGCAATACCTTTCACCCAGCTCTTCCAGGAGTGTCCGTGGGGTGAAGGTGGTATGACTGGTCTGGATATCAGAGGATGGGTACATCGCGCTCGTCACCACTATAATAGGTGGTATAGCTCGGATTACTCAAAATTTGATGTCAGCCAGGCTCCATGGTTGCTTGAGGACGTCATCTACAAAGTGGTTCGGCCTTTGTTTGGAGTTCTTAGCGCTGAGGATGAACTTTTGTTCACCGCAATGGCTAATAGCTACATTCATAAGGAGATCCATGGGTTTGATGGGGTCTATATTGCACATGGATGCCAGGTTTCCGGATCTCTAACTACCTACGCGTATAATACGATCGTCAACGAGATAGTCGATCGCACGTCTCTTTTGATGCAGGGTTGCGATTTTCGCAAGTTCCATAGCATAAAATGCGGCGATGACAACCTCACGTATTATCCAGCGTCTGAACCTTGGGACCGTAAGAAGCACTGTGAGTTGATAGCGAGGTATTTCGGTATTAACACAACCATTGGCGATGGCGACGTTGGTACTTCCCAGGATGATCCTGTGTTCTTATCTAGAACCTGGACCGATAACGGTGAGGAGCGGCCTATTCGCGAAGTGGTATGGAATTTGCTGTACCCTGAGCGGTTTAGGAACTATGACCCGGGGGAAACTGGGGTATCCGTTGAAAGAGCGGAGGCGTTAGTGTTATGCGCTGCCTGCCTAGAACAGGACGCGACTATGCGCGAATACTTTAATGTAGACGCGATCTACCGCGACGCTCAAGTAAGACGTGGTGCTGAGAAACCAGTATATCAAGCATTGGCAGATCTAGGAACCGGTTTCCGGGATCC